TTTCATCTTTAACAGATACTATCGTTGGCTCTAGGGATAATGGGACTGTTTATTACACTCCAACGGTTCAAGTATTGTTTAACAAATTGACGGTACAAGATCAAGAGGAAATTAAGCTTTTAGCTTCGACAAAAGTAAGAATGTTTGTTCAGACTAACCAACAATACACAAATGACCACGATATGATTCTAGCTTGCGGTATGGTAAACGGTATGGAATTAAACGCTGGTACTATTGACACGGGAGCTGCGTGGGGAGATAAAAACGGATATACACTTACATTCGATGGAATGGAACAAGTACCGACTGCGGTTCTTGAAGACTATACGACAACTCCATTTGACAACGCTGGTTTCACTAACTTAACAAGTATTGTAACTTCGTAATACTATTTGCAACTTTTTATATATTCCTGAAGAAGGGTGCTTTAATTAGCACTCTTTTTCTTTTTAGGACAATAAATACCAACTTTTTATATTATATAATTGTATGATACACGCAACTACTAATACTAACTTTACAGTTTACATACAAACTGAAGACAACCGAATTGACACAAGCGTTACAACTGACAACATAAAACACTTAGTAAAGTTTTCTAATGATATAAGCGGAGAAGTGCAATACGCTTACGCTGCGACAGAAACTATCTATAAACGATATACAAGACTAGAATTTAATTATAATGCCGTCCCTGACGTTTTTCTTGGTCGTGTTGACCTTAAACCAGCTGGCTATTGGAAATACGAAGTCTTTGAAGTTAGTTTTATAACATTTTTATCTTTATCAGACGCTTACGCACCGACAACTGAAAATGCTGTTTTATTACCAGCAAACCCAAGACGTGGTATCGTTCAAGGTCTAGTGACAAAAGGCAAAATGTTTGTGTCAGAGCAAAGCGGAACTGAAGAGGTTCAGTATTCGCAAAATGGCGGTCAGTTAGTTTCTTTGACTATTGCTTATGGCGGTACAGGTTATCCTCTAGCACCAACGCTTACAATAGTGGGTGATTGTATAACGCCAGCGACAGCAACTTGCACAATTTCAGGTGGTGTTATAAACTCGGTAACAATAGTTAGTGCTGGTAATGGTTATACAGAAAACCCAACAGTCACTTTATCAAGTGTCGGTGAAACCGCAACCGCTAGTATTACAGCTAACATACATCAAGACAATTATATTTATACAGGATAAAAAACAAAAAAAATTATGGCTATAGAAAATGTACAACAATTATTAACTGAACAATTAGGAAAAAACGGCAATACCGAAGTAGTTACTTCAGCAGCAGCAGTAAGCAGTAAAGACTTTTATTGTGTTTATTTTCCAGTAGAAAGTGTAGTAGCATCAATTACAGCGTCAGACGCTACAGGTTTTGCTTCACTTCAAACGACACTCCCAGCAGGGACGACATTATTTATGAACGTGACAGCTTTAACTTTAACAAGTGGTATTGCTATTTGTTACAACGAAGGGTTAACAACATAAGATATGCTTTCACTAAGTCAAAAATTAAGTCTTAATAGAATAAGACCACAAGGCGGATGGACTCCTGGATCTGATAATGTTGTAGCTTGGTATAAAATGGCAACAGGTATTACTTTAAATGGTTCAGATGTAAGCCAATGGTCAGACAGTTCTGGCAATGGTTATCATATGCTTCAATCAGACGCAGCACAACAACCAGCATATTCGGCTGGCGTATTAACTTTTGACCCTACTAGCAACGAGTGTTTAGAATTAAGCGGAACACAAATAAGCTTAACAGGTGATTTTACCGTTGGTATTCGTTTCAATGTAACTGCGACAACTGGTGTTTTATTAGCTGACCAAACTGCAACTGGCGAATTTTTAAGATTCCAAGCTAGTAATAAAATAAGATTAAAAGTTGACGGTACTGCACCGCTAGACTTTACTTTAAACAGCGGTAACTTTGGCGGCGAACAATATATGGTTTTAACACGTTCTAGTGGTACTTGTAATTTGTGGGTTGACGGTGTTCAACAAACAAGCTCAGGTACTAAAACTGGCACAGCTGATATTGACGCAATCGGTATTCGTAAAACAGACGTAAACCCTTACGATGGAACTATGAGAGAAGTTCAAATATATAGCAGCACAAGTGCTGATCTAACTGCTAATGTTAATGCGTGGTTAGCAACTTTATAAAATAAAAATTATGAAAGACAATATCATTAATATTAATCTTGAAACTTCGACAGCTCCGATTATACAAGAACAACGTGGCAAAGACTGGATAGAGTTTGGAACTGAAGACTGGAAAAACCTATATCCTCAGTTTATTATAGACTTGTATTACTCAAGTAGTATATCGGCTGCAATTATCAACGCAACCGCTGAATACATAGCAGCTGAAAACTTAGTAATTGAAGACGAAGACGACAGAGATGACGAAGCACGCATTAAGCTTCAAAACTTTATGAACAGAGCTAATGGCAACGAAAGTCTTCACGAAGTTATTAAGAAAATAGCTTTTGATTTTAAGCTTCAAGGTGCGTTTGCCCTCAACATCGTTTGGAGCAAAGATCGTACTGAAATTGCGGAGATTTATCACGTTGGAGTCGAGAAGCTCAGGTGTGCTAGACCTGACGAAATGGGAAGAACTAACGGATATTACATATCAACTGATTGGAGCAATACAAGACAACACAAACCTTATTACGTTCCAGCTTTTAATGTTAATGATAGAACTTCACCAAATCAAATATTATATTCAGGTCTTTATTCACCGAATATGAACTCCTACTACACTCCTGATTACGTTAGTTGCAATAACTGGGCGTTAATTGATTCTAGGATTAGCGAGTTCCATCTTAACAATATCAGTAATGGATTTGCAGGAAGCTTTATGATATCCTTCGCAAATGGGATTCCCACACAAGAAGAACGTATGCAGATTGAAAGAAGCTTGACTGATAAATTTTGCTCAGAAACCAACTCTGGCAAATTTGTGCTTACATTCTCAGACGACAAAACAAGAACGCCTGAAATTACTCCTATAAGTTCTAGTGATTTGGATAAGCAATATCTCGCACTCCAAGATCTGCTTACCAGAAACATACTTTCAGGGCATCGTTGTACATCGCCAATGCTTATGGGTATTAAATCAGATACAGGTTTAGGAAATAATGCTGACGAGCTTAATTCAGCTGCAAATTTCTATCTTAACACGGTCGTTAAGGGATTCCAAGACCAGATAGTAAAAGTATTAAGAAAAATATTTCAAGTTAACAATATGGATATGCCAGTTCAATTTGTTCAACTTAAACCAATAACAACACGCTTTACAAATCAAGACCTTATGGCGGTTATGACGCAGAACGAAATTAGGGAAGAACTGGGACTTGAACCGTTAGAAGAAGAAATTGAAGTTCGTGAAGACTTCAGTAAAGTTGGTATGATAGACGGCAAGCCCGTTTTTAGCACAATAGAAGAAGCTGAAGCTCACGCAAAGACTTTGGGGTGTACTGGGTATCACGAACACGAATATGACGGGAGAACCGTTTATATGGCTTGTGAAGGGCATTCTGAAGCTACAGAGCTTTCTAAATGTATTGAAGAGTTTGGAGAAGAAATTCCTGAAGGTTGGGAAGTTATATCTGAAGAAGAAGCGGAAGAAGAAGCGGAAGACTTTGACTTTCAGTCTGAATTAAACGCCGACTATTATCAGTTTGCAAGCACTGGTTCTGCATATCCAAACAGAAAGTCGGGTCAAGATCAAAAAAGCAAACAATCTAATTACAAAGACGATATTTACAGGGTTCGATATAGATATACTGGCAGTAGGGTTGGTGAAAGAGAATTTTGCAGAAAAATGACAAATGCAAATAAAATATATCGTAAAGAGGATATAATTGCAATGGGTAAAAAACAAGTTAATCCGGGCTGGGGTGCTTATGGCGCAAACACTTATTCAATTTGGAAATGGAAAGGAGGAGCACTATGCAAGCATAAATGGTTCAGAATCATACTAGTACAACAAGGCAATAGACCTAAAAATTCTGACAAAATAATATCATCAACTGAAGCAAGAAGTAGGGGTGTAAAATTACCTAGAAACGCAAAAGAAGTTTCTGTAGCTCCGCACGATATGCCTGACAAAGGGTTTGTGAATCCTGAATTAATTGCTAAATATAAAAACTCTTAAATTATGTCAAATTATATCTTATTCATCTCTGAAATGAAGCTTAAAGAAAGTACAGCCATCAACCTAAATGTCGATGTTAATTTGCTTCTTCCCTATGTGCGTCAGGCACAGAAGCTTTATGTAGAACCAAAACTAGGGACGGAGCTGACAAACAAATTAAAAAATGATATTGCAGCTGGTACTTTAGCTGGTGCTTATAAAACACTAGTTGACGATTACATTGCGGATATGCTCCCAAACTGGGCTTTTTACCACTCAATACCATTTTTGCGTTTCAAAATCGAAAATGGAAATCTTTATTCTAAAACCTCTGAAACTGGAACTCCATTGACAACTGAAGAAAGCCAGCATCTTAGAGAAGAGGTCAGAAACACTTCTGAATATTACACTGAACGGATGATAGAGTATGTAAAAAACAACACGTCAAGTTTTCCTGAATACTCAACAAATAGTGGTGCGGATATTTCTCCTGACTCCAACGCATATTACAACGGTATGAATCTTGAAAGACCAAGACAACAAGGGACTAGAATTACTTTAAGAAATTTTTTAACACCTGACTTAACTTAATGAACAAACTTTACAAACCAAAAAAGAAAAATATAACAAAGCTTAAATCCTACTTGGAAACTAAGCCAAATACAAATAAAAATGAACGATCTAAAAGACACAATACAAGTAGGGTTAGCTAACGGTTCAGCAATTGGTGTATCACTTGTAGAAGCTAACGAAATTCTTACAATGGTTTCTTTGATTCTTGCAATTGCATTTACAATCTATAAATTTATAAAATATGAAAACAATAATTTGTAAAATAATAAATATAATAACAGGTAAAACAATCTGTTTAAATTGGTGTAATAAAAACTGCAAGTTTGATAAAACTATATAAATGGCTAAAAAAGCTATTACGAGGGCTTATAAGCCATCAAAAAAGAAACGTAAGGGTGTACACTCAAAAAACGCAAGTAAAGGACAAAGTGGCTTTAAACAAGCTTACAGAGGGCAAGGGCGTTAATCTTTTACTTATTAGAGATACGTTCACCGACAAGTCAGTAATGGGTGAGCTATTTATCAATGGTGAACGAATATGCGACACCTTAGAGTTGCCTTGGCGTGATAATCAAAGAAGTGTTTCTTGTATTCCAGCTGGCGAATATAAAGTGCGTTTTAGATACCCTAGAGAATCGGCATCACGAGATTATTTACATCTATTAATAAAAGACGTACCTAACAGAGATTACATCTTATTTCACAGGGGAAACACCGCAAAAGACAGTCGAGGTTGTGTGTTGGTGGGCTTTGCTAATCAACAAGACTTTGTTGGTAACTCGACACTTGCAATGGATTTGCTTATGAAAGAATTAATAAATTGCGGACACGCAATAAAGAATATCAATTTAATAATCAAAAATAAATAATTATGACTGACTTTTTAAACAAGTATTTGGTAGGACAAATGTTGAAATCCAAGAAATTTTGGTACACCGTAATAGGTGTGTTGACTACTTTATTATCAGACACTTTTGGGTTAAATTCTGACGAAGTAAACAACATACTAATGTCTATTGCCGCTTTAGTGCTAGGACAAGGGTTTGCTGATGCTAAAAAGAAATAATAGATACCGACTAAAGTCACACGAAATTGTGGCACTAAAAAAGATGCGAGAAACCGACACTAGAAATATTCTAGTTGTCGGGGACTTGCATTGTCCTTTTGACTTAGAAGGGTACTTGGAGTTCTGTTTAGAACAATACGAAACCTACAATATTAATCACGTTATCTTCATAGGGGATATTTTGGATAATCACGCCTTCAGTTACCACGAAGCAGATCCTGATGGTATGTCAGCTGGTTTGGAACTCGAAAAAAGTATTGAAAAGGTATCACATTGGTACAATGCTTTTCCTGACGCTGACATTTGTATCGGCAATCACGACCGCCTTGCTGCAAGAAAAAGCTTTACAGGTGGTATACCTAAAGCTTGGATAAGATCATACAACGAAGTATTAGGAACACCTAATTGGAACTGGGTTGAGTCAGTAGTTTACGATGACGTTCTTTACGAACACGGAGAAGGCGGTCAAGCACAAACAAAAGCAAAGAATAACTTAATGTCAAGCGTGTGCGGTCATACACATACAGAAGCTTACTGTAAGTGGTTTGTGGGAAAGAGATATCGTATCTTCGGTATGCAAGTCGGATGTGGCGTGGATAGTTCGACATACGCAGCTGCATACGCTAGAAACTACAAGAAACAAGCAATCGGTTGTTCGGTAATCCTAAACAACGGTACACTGCCGATTAATCTATTAATGCCGCTATAATGACCGAAAAACAAACAAATATACGCCTGTTTATATTGTATTTTTTAATCATTTTTAGCATTCTTTTGCTTAATTTATAAGTTTTTTTAAAATAATTTACTAGATATAAAAGCATTTTTTTTAATATTTTTTGTTTATAAACTTGTTTATATCGTTTTTTTATGTATCTTTGTACCAACAAAAGTTCATTGAAATAAAGTAAACGAGGAAGCATTTAAGTATTGTTTGTTTAAATTGTAATAAAAAAACTTAATCAACTTTTTTAAAACTAAAAATGAAAAATAGCAAACCTTAAAAGAACTCTAAAGATTGGCGAAGCACTTGTGTATTGACTGTGGAAATGAAAAGTAACAGTCCTCAAGAAGCAGAAGCTAACAAACCGAAACTAATCTTAATACTTTATTTTATAAACTCTAATCAAAAAAACTAAAAAAGAAATTACAGATTTCTTAAAAGAAACAAATCAATAATTAATTAAAAAACTAAAACAAAATGGAAACAATTAAAAAAGTAAAAAACACATTAATAAAAATTGATAAACTAAATAATATATTTTTATTAGATGGGAATGGAATTTGGCAACAATTAAACAATAAGCAAATAATAAAATTATTTTAATAACTAAAAACAAAATAAAAGTGAAAACAAATTATAAGATCACAAACAAAGTAAGCGGTAACACGCAAATTATGAATCAACAAGAAAAAGACATATTCTTTTCTTATAGCAAAACACAATTGTCAAACTGGAATAAGTATGGAAAGCGTAATATGATAGGTGATTATTATATTGAAGAAATTAACTACTTAAATAAAATACCTGTTTGGTTAATGACAAGTGTGTTAATTGCAGCGACTATTTGTTCAATGTTGCTTCACATACAATTAAACTACTAATTATGGAATTGATAGCACAAGATTTTTATTTTTATAATAACGAAGTTTATAAGACAATTGAAAAGCTTTCACCTGACGGCTGGTTTACAGACTTATCTAAAGTTGAACCAAGTATCAGAATCTTTGGTACGCAAGAACAAATAAACAAAGCTTTAGACGATTATATAAAACTAACAGATCTTAATTTAAACGAAGGGTTTGACTTTAAAGTTGAGCCGAAGGGTTCAGAGTGGTACGAACGAACTAAAAGAAGGTTTGGTGAAGAAGAAGCTATTAAGCACAACAAGATTGTAAAAAAGAAACTAAAAGAATACAAGGAAATATATAATAAAATGAGTAATAACCTAGCACTAATAACAACGATATGATGCCAATAGAACTAGCAAATCAAGAGCCAGCAGAAACTCCAGGATCAATGATACTTGATGATTTGAAAGAAGCAGAAGAGCTTATGGAAAAACAAAAAGAAGAACTACTACTTAAAAGAATGAATGATATAAATACTTTTCAAGCTCACGAAAACGAGGTATATCTAAGAGGTACTGACGAATATGGAAATATTTTTCAGATCTGTTTTGATAGCTACAACTTTTTAGAATGGATTGATACAGAAAATTTAGAATATATAAAAGAACAATTAACAAAGTACATAAAACAAAAATAATTTTGTATTTTTAACGCAGATATTAACAAACAAATAATTATGAAAACAATAAACATTCACGGTAAAGAATATGTAGAAGTAAACGAACGAATCAAATACTTCAGAGAAGCTTACGACCATTGGTCTTTAATAAGCGAAATTGTAGAACTAAGCGAAAAAAGATGTGTAATGAAAGCTACTGTCTTAAACGAAGAAGGTCGAGCAATAGCAACTGGTACAGCTTATGAAATGCTTGGCAGTTCTTTTATAAACAAAACATCTTTTATAGAAAATTGCGAAACTTCAGCTTGGGGTCGTGCTTTAGCAAATTTAGGTATCGGACTTGACACATCGATTGCAAGTGCTGAAGAAGTATTAAACGCTAAGAAACAACAAGAAACACCTAAGACTAAAGAAAAGCTAGACGATAGTAAATATCAAGCTATGATAGTTGCTATTGGTGAAGGTAAAATAAGTGTTGTTCAAGAAAGAATGAAAAACTACAAGCTCACAAAAAAGCAAAGTCAAAAGCTTAATGAGTTGATTTTACAAGCTGACTTAAAAATAAAAATAAATAATAAATAAATAATTATGAAAAAGTATAAACACACAAATTTAAAAGGTAATTTAATCTTGATTAAAAAATGGTCAAAAAATGGAATTGAAAAATGCAAGGTCGAAGACGAAGAAGGTTACGAACATATCGTAAGCTCTGAAAACCTTAAAGAAATTAAAACAAAGTCTAATAAAAATAAAAAGAAATAATGCAAGTAAATGGTAAATTAATTAAAAAATTACAAGCTGAAGCTGGAACATCTAAGTCAGGCAAAAATTGGGAAAGTCAAACGATCTTAGTTGACACGCAAGAAAAATTTGCTAATATAGTAGCTATTAAATGTTTTGGTGATAAGGTTAAGCAAATGAATAAATTAAAAGAGGGTGATATGGTTTCTATAAGCTGTAATGTTTATTCAATAGAATACAATGGAAAGTATTACAACCGAATTGATGGATGGTTTTTTGCTAATCAAAATGAAACTCAAACTGATAACACGTCAGAGTTTATAACATCTGACAATGACCCTTTTTAAAATGACAGAAGAACTAAATTTTAAAGCTATATGCGATTTAACAACAAACGTTCTTAATATGCCTAAAGGTTCTTTGTCGTTAAGAAGTCGTAAAAGACCCTTGCAAGTAGCTCGTTCGGTAGCAGCATATTTAGGTAGATCAGAAGAAGACATACATCGAACTATAATTGGTAAAGTTTTAAATAGAGATAGAAGTTTGATATATCACTACGAACATAGACATAAATTTTTATATCGTTCTTGTAGTCTTTATAGAAACACTTTTTCTACTGTTTATAAAGCGTACAAAGACTTTGACGGTGAAAAAGATATTTTTATAAATGGTAAGCTTATGAAGTCACATCTTTTAAAAGAAGGTATTAAAGAGTGTGAAAATTCAGACGTAATTATTGAAGTTAAAAGCGGTGAAGCTGTTTGTCAAATAAACACATCTTTTTTTAAATTTTCGGATGAATTAAAAAAGATTAATTTAGCAATGTCAAACTATCACTTTAACGTTAAAATAATATGAAAAACTTACTAAGTTCAAGCTCTTTTTTAATTGTCAACAAACAACTTGCTCGGTGTATTGGTTTAAAGGAAACAATTTTACTAGCTGACTTAATAAGTAAGGAAGAATATTTTATTGAAACCAGCCAAATTAATAACGGCTGGTTTTTTAATACAGAAAACAATATTGAACAAGACACGACACTTACACGGTATCAGCAAAGAAAGTGTCTTAAAACGCTTGTAAAACACAAAATAATAGAAGTTAAGCGTAAAGGTATACCAGCTAAACTATACTTTAAAATAAATGAACAACAAGTTGTGCAGTTTCTTAACAACTTGAAGTCAACAAAGTCAACAACTATTAATAAGAATAAAGAAATAATAATAAATAATAATAGCTTTAAAAAGCCGACTTTAGTTGAAATTGACTTGTATTGTGCTGACCGTAAAAATAATGTAGATCATATTGCTTTTTACGACTTTTATGAAAGTAAAAATTGGATGATAGGTAAAAATAAAATGAAAGACTGGAGAGCTGCGGTCAGAACTTGGGAACGAAGAAAGAAAAACAAAAATCAGACTATGAGTAAGATCGACAGTCAACTAAATGAATACTTAAAAGGAAAAGAATATTTATGAAAACACTAAAACAAGAAGATATTAATAAACTAAAAGAAAAAGTTTATGATCTAGTTGCTAAAACTTCTATTGAAATTGGTCATAAAACAGATGGTAAAACAATGGCTAGTCTTAGTACAATCTTTGCAGAAGACTTAATCAAAGAAAAAAGATTCGGTAATTTGACTTTTAATCAAGTACAAGACGCATTCAGACAGGGTGTGCGTTTTGGTAAAGACGAACCTTTTTTGAATATTAGAACTTTTTATAAATGGGTGTATGCACACAAGAAAACTATTGACAACGCTTATTATGAAGTCAAGACTTTAGGTAAAGACCCTAAGAAAGTATTGTTTTATCAAGATATGCCAAAACTTTTAAAATGAATATAACTAACGAAGATAATATGAATCTAATGTCAAGATATGAGGATAATTATTTTGACTT